GTGCAGTGTTCCTTCAGGGGGGGCATATAATATCCTGTATGATTCAAACTTTAATTTGGTTAGTTCGGCACAAGCTAGTTCATCGCTGACGGGTACTGCTGCCACGGCTTATGCTCGGTTCTCTTTTGCTTCAACAGATTTATCATTAAATCAGGTCGAAAAGGGTACGGTATCAACGGCTCATGAAGTGTACACAGAATCCGCCGTAACAGATGTGGCGTTGAGCACAAAAGTAAATAAACAAATCGGCAAGAATTTATTTAACCCCAACGATGTCATGGATGGGCAGTATCTAAATGCCAATAGCGCGTTTGGAACAAACGCATTGTTCGGTGTATCTGGGAAAATACCCATCGCAGCGGGACAAACATTAAAAGGCAACTTTAGTGTCGCGAATACCTATGCATGTTTGTACGATGCTAATGACACATATGTTGCAGGCTCATCGGTGAACAGCAATATGATTCCATTTGCCGCTGGTGCTGCTTATGCGCGGTTCAGCTATCTTAAACCCATTGATAAGTTTCAGGTGGAGGTGGGGACGGTCACAACCCCGTATGAGCCTTATACTGAAATTGCCGGTCTTGGCTCGATTTCTAGCCAAGTTCCTGATCGAGAAACCATCGCAGTGCTTCCGTCAAAATTATACTTTGTGAAAGGATCGGAATCGTGTCTCTACTTTGAGAATGTGCTGTTAAAAAATCTCAATGACCCCACAAGTTTGCTGTTCGACAAGGGCTCAAACTACAATCGGCAGGTGACATTCAATCATGCCGCTGCGGTGACGGGTGCAGCGATGACTTCGCAAGTTGTACGCAGCCTGAAGCCGGGTGAATTGAAAGCGATGACTTATGATGTCAAAGATGCTGCATTAAATAATGGTAAAACAGTCAATATACTCTATATCGGTGATTCGTTTACAGATATAGGCACATGGAACGCGCGTGTGTCATCTTTGCTGGGGGCGGATGGTGTAACTGTCAATGAACTGGGCACAACCGGCAAAGCAGGGATCAAGGCGGAAGGACTAAGCGGTGGGACGCTGAATAACACTTTCCTAACATCCAACTCAGGCGTTGCACGCATCGTTTCAGTCACGGGAATGACGCAACTGCCACAAACTGGCTATCCAGGCACGTTCTATACCGACTCGACAGGCACACAGTGGACAATCAGAGGCGGTAAGATCGATGGACTGGGCAATGGACATGTTGTTGTAACGAACTTCGGAGCGGTGACGGCTGATTTTTCCACCTTCCCTGCTGCTGGCAACCTAACCAAAGTGGCCGGGCAGACAGGGAGCCAAGGTGATGCGGTCATCGCATATACAACACCAATTGCGGCATATTTTAACCCATTTCTAAACCATGCGACCGGCGCACTGGATATAACCAACTACATTAATTTTTGGGGATTCACCGCGCCCGATGTTGTGGTGTTTCAGTTCACATGGAACGACACGGATCTATGGGCTACAGATGCGTCATTAAACACACTGGTCGCAGACTTCAAAACTGCCGCCGATCATGTTCACGCGGCTTACCCTTTGGCTAAAGTGGTCTTCTCCATCGAGCCCTTTGGCAGCTACAACGCCAGCCACGATTGGAACGGTAAAAAGTACACGGTCTTGAGATTCGCGGAACTGATGATTGCAGCCTTTGAAGCGGATGCTGCATACAACACATGGGTGACAATTGCACCAAGTTATGCGTTTATCGACCTGATCAACGGCTATTCCGCCTCAACGGTCGCGCCGTGCTCCAAATATCCAGCCGTTACTGAACAGGCAGGGGGAGATGGTGTGCATCCACGCACAGAAGGCATGCAGCAGATTGGCGAGTGTGTGTATCAAGTTGTGAGTAATATCATCTGATGCGGGATGCTGTTATCACCGATGCCCGTAAATGGCTCGGCACGCCGTATCATCACCAGGCGCGCGTGCGCGGGGTGGGTGTGGATTGCGCCATGCTGCTGTGCGAAGTGTATGAGGCTTGCGGCATGATTCCGCATATCGACCCGCGCCCCTATCCACCGGACTGGCATCTGCACCGCTCAGAAGAAAAGTATCTCGGCTGGATCAAAAAATATGCCGATCAAGTTGATGAACCTATGCCTGGCGATGTAGTGCTGTATCAATTCGGGCGCACAGTCTCCCATGCAGGCATCGTCATCGACTGGCCGATGATCATCCATGCCTATCGTGGCCAGGGCTGCGTGATGAGCGAGGGCGATCGCGGCGAACTCGGTCCAAGAATCGCCGGTTTTTATCGTCTGCGCGATAAAAAATTATGAATTACGAATTACGAATAGTGAAAGGGGCTGCGTGGGTTGTGAATTGCTTTTCATTCTCAATTCCTAATTCTCAATTCTCAATTCTATTCGGCGGAGCCGAATAGTGGGCGGTTTATTCGGTGGCGGTGGCGGCACGATCTCTACAACTGAGCCACGGCTCGGTGCGCTCAAGATTCAGACATCCAGCTATGGTCAGGTGATTCCGCTGGTCTATGGCCAACAACGCATTTCCGGCAATCTGATCTGGTATGGTGATTTCACACCGATTGCGCACACCACGACGCAAACCACCGGAGGCAAGGGCGGCGGCGCGACGCAATCGAACACCACCTATACCTACACCACGGCGCTGGCTATTGGTCTGTGCGAAGGAGTTATCGTCGGCATCGGTGCGGTGTGGAAAGATAAAACCAAGTTTGCTGATCTGGTTGCCGCCGGAGGCATGTCGGCCTTTTTGGGCGCGATGGCGCAGGCTGTGTGGGGTCATTTGACCACCAATCATGCCGCCGAGGCGATTGGCTACAGCGAAATGGCCTATGTGGCGCATGCGTCCTATGCTCTGGGTGGCAGTGCCAACCTGGGTAATCATAATTTTGAGGTGTTGGGGCCGTTGCAGTTTTCCGGCGGCATTGTTGATGCTGATCCTAAAGCCGTGCTGATGGATTTCCTGACCCATGCCACGCACGGAGCCGGATTTCCTACATCATCTATCGGCGATCTGACACCGTTTTCAGATTATTGCATTGCCGCCGGTCTGTTTGTATCGCCTGCCTTTGTGGAGCAAAAAGCGGCACAGGAGCATTTGCTTGCACTGGTCAACTCAGTTGGTTGCGAATTCGTCTATTCGGAAGGGTTGCTCAAAATTATCCCGCGCGCTGATACTACAGTGACCGGCAATGGCCACACGTTCACGCCGGACAACACGCCGCTTTATGATCTCACCGATGACGATTTTCTCGATACACAAGATGCGCCGGTACTGTGCCGCCGCACACCCACGGCTGATGCATTCAATGCCGTGCAGGTCGAATATGTGGATCGCGCCAATGATTACAATATCGCCATTGCCGAAGCCAAAGATCAGGCCAATATCGAAGGCTATGGCTTGCGGCAGGAAGATGTGCAAAAGATGCACTGGATTACCACCGCCGCAGTGGCTCAGAAAGTAGCGCAGGCGCGGCTGCAACGGGTGCTCTATATCCGCAATCAGTATGAGTTTGATCTGGGCTGGAATTACTGCCGCCTGGAGCCGATGGATATCGTCACGCTCACCGATGCTGATCTGGGTCTTGATCGATTCCCGGCGCGGATTATTTCAACCGAAGAAAACGATCAGGGCGATATCCACATCACGGCTGAAGAATTCCCCATTGGCGTGGCTGATCCGGCGCAATATGCAGCAAACGGCGGCGGTGGTTTTTCGGTGGGGTGGAATACACCACCCGGCAGCGTCAATGCGCCGCTATTATTCGAGCCGCCGCTGTCGCTATCGGGCGGCTCCAATGAAGTTTGGGCAGCCGTGTCCGGCGGCATCGATTGGGGCGGCTGCAATGTCTGTGTCAGTCTCGATAATGCCACGTTTGAACAGGTCGGCACGATTTATGGCGATGCTCGATTCGGCACACTCAATACCGCCCTGGCTGCATCAGCACTGGATCCCGATATTGCCAACACGCTCACCATCGATCTCAACACCGATGGTCAGATCCTGCCCGCCTCGCAAGCGGCAGTAGATGCTGCTGTGTCGCTTTGCTATGTCGGTGGTGAGATGCTGGCCTATCGTGATGCGAATCTGGTCACCAATCGCCGCTATGCACTATCGTATCTGCGCCGAGGCCTGTTTGGCACCGCTGCCGCTGCGCACAATGCAGGCGTGCAGTTTGCCCGGCTCGATCAGGCGATGTTCAAATACGTCTACAATGCATCGCTGGTTGGCCAGACGGTCTATTTCAAGTTCACATCATTCAATGCTTTTGGCCATGCCGAAGAATCGCTGGCCAATGTCACGGCCTACAACCGCACCTTATCCGGAGGCACCTTGACCGGCCCCGCCAATTTGGCACTGCAATCAGCATTTGTCGGTTTGACCTTCAAAATTCAATGGACAGCCGTGGTTGGCGCAACCAGTTACGATATCGAAATCTGGAGCGGCGGCATCTTGCGGCGCAGTAGCTCCACCACATCGACCACATTCACCTATGCCCAATCTGATGCGGTGGCTGATGGTGGCCCATGGCGCGATTACACCGTCAAAGTGCGATCAGTTACCGGCGCACAGCTATCCGGATTTGCCCAGCTTAACATCAGCAACCCGACTCCGGCTGCGCCGACCGGCATCGCTACCGCCAGCAACAGCACCACGACGATCGACATCAACTGGAACGCGGTGGCCGATATCGATTTGCAGGATTATCAGGTATGGATCAGCACCACATCCGGATTCACGCCGGATGCCACCACGCTGGCCTACACCGGTACAGCAACCGCTGCGACCCTCACCGGCCTGACCACCGGTACGACCTACTACCTGATCGTAGCAGCCCGCGATCAGTGGGGCGCAGCAACACTGAATCTATCCGCCGAACAAACGCAGGTGACACTGTGATACCAAAGGAGACGCATATCATGAAAAAGATCGGGGCAGGGGCATGGATGCTGTAGCTGCAACAATGGTATTCGGCTTAGTGATAATGGGCTGTGCGTTTGCAATATTATCATGATGGGCTAAGTGGCTAGTTATTTACATCACAGTTTTAACTGTAACAATATATCAAGCATGGAGAAACGGATGACATACGAAGGCGAGGAGCGCCGCAGTGAGATCAGTCAGGCAATCAGACGATCAATAAAATGCGCGTTAGATGAACATGAAGTCGAAGAGCAGGCATGGTTGGCGGAGCATGAAAAGAAGGACATATCCGCACATGAGAAAGTCTGCGAAACGCTGGATACAATCATTGCGAATCAGGCTGCTACAGACACGCTTATAAAGAGCGTCACTTCCGTATGGGATGGCGCTGGAGCGATAGGCCGTGGAATATTTTGGACTGCTAAGCTTGTGCTTTCCATCGGTGTCATCCTTGGCTCTGTTTCAGCCGTTGTGCATTTCTGGCCTACAAAGCCATGAACATCAACGAACAGACACTGATAGACGTGCTGGAAATTCCGGCGGCGAGGGCGGTGAAATGGTGCGATCCGGTGGATTTATCGTGTCGCCATTATGGTATCACCAGAGCTGAACAGGTGGCTGCGTTTTTGGCGCAGATTGGTCACGAATCGGGGCGCTTTCGATATGTGCATGAATTGTGGGGGCCAATGCCGTGGCAGTTGCGCTATGAAGGTCGCGTGGATCTGGGCAACACCGAGCCGGGCGATGGGCATCGTTATATGGGGCGCGGCCTGATTCAGATCACCGGTCGCAGCAATTATGAGCGCTGCGGTAACGCGCTGGGTTTGCCATTGGCAGAGCAGCCGGAGCTGCTCGAAGAGCCTGTCAATGCGGCCATGAGCGCGGCTTGGTATTGGAACGCGCACAACCTCAACGATTTGGCCGACGTGCGCGACATCAAAGGCATCACCAAAATCATCAACGGCGGCTATAACGGCCTCGCCGAGCGCAGCGCCATCTACTACCGCGCCCTGGCCATTCTGGATTGTGATCATGCGCCATCCACCGCCAGTCATTCCCGTGCAGGCGGGAATCCACAAACCATAACCGTCAACGATGATGCATTGCTGTAACAGAAATAAGAACGTCATTCCCGTGCCGACGGGAATCCAAAGGAGCAAGCCATGAACGAAGAAAAAGCCTACGAACTGATCAACAAATGGCGAATCATCCCGCGCATCATGGCTTTGGTGGTAACATACATGGGTGCGCATTGCTCGCACTGGTATTTCACCATGTCGGAGCCGACACAGGCGCAGACCGCATTTGCGGGCACCATACTGGCTCTGGTAGTCGGATTTTATAAATTTTACATGGAAACCGGAAGCCCGAAAAAATGATGGTCTATGTCCTGGTCGCAGCCATCGCGCTCGGCGGATTTTTCGGCTGGCGCATCACGAGCTGGGCCTACGATGCCGACTACAAAACACAAGTGGAGCAGGTCGCCAGCGACTACGAGGCCAAACGCAAAGCCTCCGAAGCGCAAATCCGCGCCCAACTGAGTCGCGAACAAAAAACCCGCATTGTCTACCGCACTATAAAGGAGGCCGCCAATGAAATTACTGTTAATGAGTGTCTTGATGATCACGCTCTCAGCGTGTGGAACAAAGCAACCGCCAGTGCCAACGCTCCAGAGGCCAATCAGTCTGATGGCCCCTTGCGCGCCGCTGCCCATGCTCTCGGACGGAAAATCAAGGGCGGTGCTGCGCAATCACATTGACATCACCCAACTCTATCGCCTCTGCCGCCAGCGCCACGATGCCCTGGCCGGCTGGGTGCAGGAAATAGATCATGCCGGAAATTGATCCCCTGACCGCCGCCAAATATGCATGGCCCTTGAAAATTATTCCGCGCGGACAGTCTTCGAGCCGACGCTAAATTCCAGTGCGATGCCGCCGGCCTGATATATTGTAGGGGCGATGACCAGTTGCTCTACGCGATGCATGTTCGCTACAAACGCCTTGTAGTTTCGGATAAACAAAACATTGGATGATCCATCCGCAGCCCCCGATGCCTTATATTTCACAGGTGGATGCTTACCGAAACGCACCGTTACGTTACACCCGTCATAACTGCTGCACAGCATCTGTCCGCGCTCGATCTCCAGTAGAATACCCTTGCCAAAGCGTGGGTGACTACGCACCGTCAGGGATGCACGTTGCTCGCCCTGATAGGGAAATCCGAGGTTGATGGTGTTGGTGCTGCGCAGGCTTTTCGTGTGTACTTGCTTGCCGCTGACCTTGTCTTCAAAATCAGAGGTAATCCAGGCCCTGCCGGTATTGATCCGCTGTGCATCACGTTCTTTCTTTTCGCTGGCTTGCTGTGCCGCACGTTCCTGCGCTGTCATTTGATGAGATGTCCCAGGACTTGTCATTGCCGGGTTGGGGGAATTTGGATTCACAGCATTGGACACCCACCCGATCACCAGCAGCGTAAACAGGATTGCGACCACGCCGCCAACCACGCCAATACCCTGCTTGCTGCCGCAGTGCATGCACTTTTTCGCATCTTTCGGGATGTCTGCTTTACAGTCTCTGCATTGTTTTGTTTTTACCATGTTATCCCCTCCATCCGGGCCGCCTCCTGACTCCATACTATCCGCAGCGGGGTTCTTTTTTTCTTGTCGCTCGTGCCTTCTCCACCATAAACTCGATATAAGACACTGCCGCGTCAAGTTCGGCGCTGCTGAGTTCGCGCAAGCCCCGCACCACATCAAGCTCCAACTGACTCAGATTATCCGGTACCGGTTCGCCGCGTGCATCATAGACCACCCGGTCAAAGCCCATTTCACGCACCACCGCCACACCGGATTTCAGCCAATCGAAAGTCCTGCCCAGCGGCCTGGCAATCATCTCCAGTTGCGCATCCGTCGGATCAGCCGCCGCCCGCAACCACATATCCACCGTTTCCCACGCAACCCGCCCATCACAAGCATCCGTCAAATCAAACGAGTGCATATTCAACGCCTTCATCGCTTTGGCTATGCGTTGCTGTGTGGCAGACAACATGACATCTGGCAATTTGCCCGTGGTTAGCCATTCGGGATGAACGCGCAGGGCATTAGCTAAGGGGATCAGATTATCCGATGATGACGTTTTTGAGTTTCCATTCTCCAGCCCGGATATTGCCCCCTTCGTAACACCAATGCAGTCCGCTACCTGCTGCTGTGTCAGCCCAAGTTCATTTCTACGGGTGCGCAGTCTCTCTCCAAATGTCATGTGATGAATACTATACTGCACTTTGTATTTTATGCTTGACATAGTGGTCTATCATACTATACTTGCACCATGAACAAACAAAAAGCGATAGAAATGTTCGGAACGCAGGCAGAACTGGCCAGAGTAATCGGTTGTGGAAGAGCTGCCGTAAACAACTGGCCTGACCCACTTCCGTCCAGAATTGCAGACCGTGTCATCGCAGCCTGTGTCCGCGCAGGCATCGATCCAGCACCATTACTGGATGCTGATCTGAAGAAGGCCGCATGAGTATCCCCTCCGAATATCGGTTTCTCCGGATGAGTAAAAAACAGGCGTTGCAGGTCTTCGGCAGCGATGCGGCACTGGCGCAGGCGACCAAATGCTCCCTTGCTGAGGTCGCTCAATGGATCGATCCCCTGCCACTCCACATCGGCGATAAGATACTTGGCGCGGCCATTGCCGCTGATATGGATGTAGTGGCGATTTGGGATGACTGCGCGGAGGCAGGCTTATGAGTAATCTTAAACTGTTTAAACGCATGAAACTGGCTGGTATTCAGTTTACGGAAATGGAATATAAAAAGTTGGCTGTCGCTACATCGTCCACCCTGGCTGAGTTTTACAATGTTGAGCCAGCGGCGCTCAGGAAAAACTTTCAACGCAATAAAAAACATTTTATCGAGGGCCGCCATTATTTCCTAATAAAAGGCGAAGAACTGGACGATTTGAGAGTGTCTTTAAGACACTCTCAAATTCACCCCAAATCCCGTTCTGTAACCCTGTGGACAGAGCGCGGCGCGGCACTTCATGCCAAGATGCTGGAATCAGATCGAGCATGGGAAGTTTACGAGCTGCTTGAAGATGAATATTTCAGAAAGAAAGAACTTCGTCAGGTCAGAGCCGCTGAAAGGCGAGCCGAATATGACTGGCACGAAGCCAACGCGGCGCGGCTGAATTCCGAAAAGGCCAAATCGGCATCGGTGCATGATTATATCGCATACGCTGTTCAGCGCGGCGCACAGCATGCGCATTGGTATTTTGCCAATATCGCCAAGATGATCAATGCCATCGCCGTGCCGGAAAATCCGGCAGCAGGGCCGCTGTTTTGGTCGGCTGAACAAAACGACCGCGTCAGCAAGGCCAATACAGTGGTATCCATTGCGATGCGCGAAGGCATGCATGATGAAATGTTCTACCGCGACATTTTTTATCATGCCAAAGACCGCCTGCAAGCATACGCCGCAGATATGCACTGGCCTGTAGCCGTGCTCGGTGATGAATTCACACCGCCGGAAGATTTGAAGGAGACCGCATGATGCAGCGCATCTTTTGTTTTGCGGGGTTTCATTCGTGGCTGTGGTTCAACCGCTGCCGGGTGTGCGAGTGCTGTGGCAGGCGTGAAGAATTGATAACACCAGACCGGAAGCCGGGAAGCGATCCCCTCCCTGACTCGGCCTTCGCAGGGCGGGACTGAGCACCCCGCCCGCCTCCTCCGGGCAAACCCCGGAGGCGATGGAAAAACGCTCACAATAAAAAGGAGGTAAAACAGCATGCTCAGACTCATCATTCCACCCGAAATACCGGGCGCTGACCGGCTCAAGGCGCTGAACGCGGCACACCGCACCACCCGCCGCCACGAAATCATCATGGAACAGACCCGCAAACGCGGCGACATCGGAGCCTATCGCCATGCGCGCGGATTATATGCCCGCGCCATGGAAGCCGAACGCGCCTGGCAATCGGTACAACGACCGGAGGCGGTGGCATGAGTAAAAAAAGTCAAACCCATTTCACCACGAAGATCACAGAGGGCACGAAGGAAATGCAAAAAAACGACAATACAGCATGCACATGCTTGTTTGTTACTCTGCGAAACTCTGCGTTCTCTGCGGTGGAGGTTTTAAGCTTATGAAGACAGCCATCGGATATATTCGCGTCTCCACAGATAAACAGGTGGAGCATGGCGTATCGCTGGCGGCGCAGGTGGAGAAAATAGAAACCTATTGCGCGCTGCATGATATTGAACTGCTGGAAATTCTCGAAGATAAAGGGCTTTCCGGTAAATCGGTGATTGGCAGACCGGCCATGAAGCAACTGCTTAAACTGGCACGGCAAGGCGCGATGGACACGGTGGTCACCTGCAAGCTGGATCGCATGTTCCGCAGCACGGTGGATGCCATCACCATCATCCCTGAATTGCAGGCATTGGGCGTGGCCACTCATATCATGGATCTCGGTGGCGTCAGCCTCGACACATCCACCCCGATGGGCGGCTTTTTCCTGACCATGGCGGCAGCCTTTGGCGAACTGGAACGCAAACAAATCGGCGAACGCACCCGCAACGCCCTGCGCCACAAGCGCGATCATGGCCAGCAATATAGCAGCGTGCCCCCGTTTGGCTGGGATTATGTCGATGGCGAACGGGTGGAGAATCAGGCCGAACAGTACGCGCTTTATCGAATTTGCATCCTGCACCGCATTGAGGGGCGCAATAGCCCATATATTGCTGAAAGGTTGAGGCATGAAGGCTACAAAACACGCGGCGGTAAGCTGGTCTGGCTGCCCGGCACGATTCGCAAAATCATCAAACACCCGCTGACGGTCGAAAAATTTGACCTGTGGGCGACTGAATACCGGGCGGATGATGCACATGCGGCAGAGTCTGATACGCCGCATGGCAGGGTGTCACCGTCGAAATTGCGGGCGGTTCGACATGTGTAGCACGGTAGAAAACAAACGGGCGCGGGAGCGATCCAACCAGGCACTGCATGATTCCATTGTGCGCGTACCGGGCGGCAGCCGCTTTTTGCGCGATGGCGCACCGATCAAACCGATGGGGCCGAAATATGCCGCCGAGGTGATCCACCGCACCCACGATGAAATCCGCAACATGGCCGACCCGCACAAGCCGGATCACCGTTTTTATGCCGATGACGTGCAGCAGCTCCTGCTCGAAGGCATGGACCCGTCATGGTTTGAAGAGTGTTTGCGCGATGTGGATATTCTATGCCTGAAAATAAAACGCCCTCAAACCTGCGGCGATCTGGCCTGCGCACTGCTCGATTGCGGCCACAAGATGGGCGAAGTCTGCCAAACCATCGCCGCTGCCATCGATCCCGCCTCACGCGGCGGCAAGCGCATCACCCCCCGCGAATTCGACACCATTGCCCGCAGCATCAAAGAAGAAGTCGAGCAACTTTATGGACTGATGGAAGCAGCACGGGGGCAACGATGAAAGGGCAAAGCATGCGCATCACGAAGGGCGCGAAGGAAATCACCTTTGAGCAGGTCGCAGCGGCACTGGATCATCTGGCTGGCAAATGCACGGATAAACGCGACCGCAACGCCCGCGCCCTCGGCCATGCCGAAGTGCTGCTGTGGCAAGCACTGTTCCAGACAGCAGAAGAGTGGGCGCGGGCCCGCAATCTGATGCTGAATATCATCCTGGAGGCAGAAGCGTGAATAGTGAATTAAGAATAGTGAATTTGATTTTCCTCTGCGTTCCTTTGCGTCCTTTGCGGTGAAAGCCTTTGACTCTAAAACAGGAGAACAACAGTGATTATATTCGATTGCGAAATCGTAAAAGGCATTGCCAAGCACGATGAAGATCGCATCCCCGGCATTGAATATTGCAACGGCTGGCGCGATTTTGAGGGCATGGGCATCTCGGTGATCTGTGCTTATGATTATGCAGAGGAACGCCACCGGGTATTCTGCAAGGATAATTTTGAGGCGTTTCAGGATCTGATCAACGCCACCGATTTCGTCATCGGCTTTAACTCGCTGGCCTTTGATAATCCGCTCTGTGCTGCCAACGGCATCCATATCCCGGCTGAAAAATCCTATGATCTATTGGTGGAAATATGGGACGCGGCAGGTCTGGAACGGGAATTTCATTACCCAAGCCACACAGGCTACGGGCTGGATGCCTGCGCCCTGGTCAATTTTGGCATCAGCAAATCAGGCAATGGAGCGATGGCTCCGGTCTGCTGGCAGCGCGGCCAGATCGGCGAGGTGATCGATTACTGCATGAATGATATCCGCCTGACCAAAGCCCTGCTCGATATATCCATTGAAGAGGGCGGAATTCTGAACCCGAACATGCACGGCTCGGATATGCTCGAAATTGATGTGAGCAGGCTTTTGAATAGTGAATTGGAAAGTGAGAATTGAGCATGAATATCTTTGAAACGAATCGCACATTTCACCCGATGGATGAATCCGTTGCCGAGGCTGTGGTGACCATCCGCAAGTCCACCTCGCTGGCCGATCTGCGCGACTGGCTGGCGCATGAACGCCATCACTTTCAACGCCGCACCATCGTTGATGCCATCGCAGGGCGCATCCGTAAAATTGAAAAGAAGGTGGCACAATGAACGCGGCTGTCTGTATTGATAACCTTAATGTTGATGTGTTCAACCGGAAAGAATTGAGCATTATATCTAGTACATCTCCATTGCGTCTGTTTGATCTTCATGCTGAAATTTATGGTGTGAACACACTGGGCATGATCACGTCAGTATTGTGGAATCATGAAACGGCATGTTCCAAATGTGAGGGGGAAGGTGAAATTGAATGTGACCATTGCGGCCATTCAGCCGAATGCGAGGAGTGTGATGGATCAGGGTTTGTATTATTAACAAATGTACTGGTCACAAGATGCGATGGTTGCACGATCATCAAAATTATGGATCGGGATTTTTGTCGGCATATTTTGGAATGCGGATCTGAAGAATCGGATGATCTGACTGTGCATCCCGATGCATGGGAGGTGGTTTGATGGCCATCGCGAATCCTGAGAAAACAGCACGCATGCGCATGGCCGTGGCTGATGTATTGGCCGGACGCATGAGCAACGGCGAGGCCGAGCGAGAATATAAACTACACCGCCGATCCATTGCCAATGCCGTCTGCAAGGCCCGTCGCGAAGCCAATCAGCATGGCATGCATCCGGCCTTGATGATGATGCAGGTGATTTTATGATGGATTTAACCAATTCTATATTTGAATTTGGTGGGATGCTTGCATTGTTCCCCTCTATTCTGGCCATTATTAGAGATAAAAGGGTTGCTGGGTTATCCATTCTAACGCCTATTTTCTTTGCCACATGGGGATTTTGGAACCTTCCTTACTACACAACACTGAATCAAACATGGTCAGCCTGGGCGGCACTGCTGCTGGCCATGACCAATACGGTCTATTTATATCTGATCTGGAAATATAAATACAGCACCGCATGGCGTTGCCAGCGCGGCGCAGATAACAGGTAAGCATGACCATCGGGGGTGTGTTGAATGAAAAATATTAAGGCGGGAATATGCGCCGATTGCGGGCGTTATTGGACAGTCACCGGCGGCGGTCTGAACGACGATGACCAGTGCGTCAATTGCGAGCAAAAACTGCCCGCCGAACATATCGAGTCGATTGAGCCGGTCTACAGAGAGCCGGATCCGGCGGAGCCGGTAGTATGCTGAAGGCAATGTGGTGCAACAAAGACCAGCACCGGATATTCCTGCAATCGTGTATCAGCACCGACTGCAAGCTGCGCCGCAACTGCCCGGCCTATGCCACCCTGGACGCCGCCGCCGAAGCGGCTGCCCTGTCCGATATCCAAACCCACGGCCATCACGCCACCGTGCCGCCCATGCCCCTGCTCTGCACCGGAGGTCAACGATGATGATATCCCGTAGAGGCTATGTGATTACCGACCGGAGCGGGCGTTTCATCGGCCCCGTGGTGCTCGGCGACGAGGCTACCGCCCGACAGCGCTGTGAGGAGGTCAACCTCGCCCTGCGCAACAAACACCCGGAATGGAAGGGCGATGCATTCAAACTGGAAATGTGCGTGGTGGAGGTATCAGAATCATGACAAGTAAATCCAGAATGAAAGCCTATATGGTGTATAGTAGATGTTGTGGGTGCGGTGAAGCGGCGCAACTGGTTATCGCCAAAACAGCCCGTGAGGCTAAAGCCTATGCCTGGCAACATGGCATCAGGGATATCTGTGATGAGTTTGTTGATGTGGCTGTGAATTTGATTCGCGATCCGAATAAAGAGGCTCGGGATTTAATCGCAAAGGGCGAAACTGTGTTGATTTTCAGTCCGGAAACATGCACTGATTGTGAGATGTGGGGTAATGAGTTAGATGAAAACGGTCGCTGCGATATGTGCGCGGACACGGCTGAGGAAAATATCTAATGCTGCCCGGAACCATCACCCAACAGCCGGAGGCTGCTCTGAATGAAAATATATTATTCTATCTTCAGGACATCAGGACATTATGTGGTTCAAATGTCGTGTTTTGGAACAAAGGTGGCAGGGGGTACGGAACCAATCTGGATAAACTAGAAACTTATACTCTTGAACAGGCTCAACGCCAGCACAATAGCCGCGAAAGCGATGTACCATTGCTAAAGTCTGCTGTTGATGCAATGAGCATTATAGCTGTTGATTGTCAGGTTCTTCCAGAATCTGGTTCTTGCGACGATCAGGACAAGTATGTTGTTCAATTAAAAGGCGCATGGAATGGCAACGACATTCTATTTGTCGGATTTCATGGCAATACCTATGATTATAATAAAGTACAGTCCTTCAGTAATGAAGGGATTGATATGGAGGGCTTTGATCCTGATTGTTTTGATGTCTTTTCTAAATCAGAAATAGACAAAATAGCCCGGCGAACATTTCAATCTGAAAACATCGACATTAAAAACATGATAACAGAACCGGGCATCAAACTAATTAAACTAAAAACATATAAGCAACAATTCCGATGCGGTCATTGCGGTGCCTTCCAAACCGAGCAAAATTATTACACCGGCTGCACGAACTGCGGAAAGGACAATATGCCATGAGTCTGCCAGGTAAGGCTTGTGATATTCCACAGCAACCCGAATTACAGATCAATCTGGCAGGGCTGCCTCACGAGCTGCGCAAACCGGTCTGGAACTGGATGCTGAAGCACCGCCCTGCGATCTGTGAATGGATACAGGGCGATCAGTGCACATTGATGCGCAAAACATTCAACGACATCGGCTGCGCCCCTGTATTGGATCTGAACGAAGCCGAAGCCGATGAACTGCTAACCCAATTTCCCGGACTTACGAGGTACGCTATATGAAAAAACAAAGCCGATCAGATGTATTTAAACAGATTCTTGAGAGTCGTTCTGGTGGAAATGTTGTTCCTTTTGGTGAAAGCCCAGACATAGGTGAATATGTAGCAACTGGCATGCAACAAGGAAATATTTCAGGCGAGAAAGGCTGGGATAAATATGTTGGATATGTTGTTCAAATCAGAAAAAAGGCCGGATGTTTCGGCTCTGACATCGTCTTTTTGCGAGATCCATCAGGCATTCTTTCCACGAATGAAAATCAATTTTATTACAGGTTAGAAGGAAAAAGCTTAGCTTTATTAAAGAGCCTATATCCAGACGGGATTACACCGGATTTATATGAAGATTATTCTCGACCATACACCATAGGGAATCATTTTCCCGAAACCGGAAGGATTATAGAAGCAAATGACAGAGGGCCATGCCCTGACAACTCGCCGTTGGTGCAAATAACAACCTGCCGACCTGATGGCACAAAAACAATAGAGGTCGTATGAACACTGCACTGGAAGAAAACCCCATCGGTTTGCAGGATGCTGCCGCTATTCTGGGCAACCATCCGGCGCATGTGCGCGTGTTGGCGAAGGCCGGCAAGATTCCTGCGGTGCAAATCGGCGGGCGTGGGCGGTGGTATTTCTATGCATCCGAGCTGCGCTCATGCTTGCGTGAACAGATGCGGGCGCGGATGGTCACTGGAGGTGAAGCATGTCAATCAGATGGCGTATCAACGCGGACGGTATCACGAAAACGGCTTATCTCGACATCACCATCTCGGGTTGCGAGCGACTACGAGAAAGCACTGGGATTACGTCAGACCAGCCAGGAGCCAAGCAGTGCGCCCGCGAATACCACGACAAGCGGCAGCGCGATATCTGGCGACAGGCCAAAATTGGTGAGCGGCCACGCCGTGTCTGGGAAGAGGCGGTCGTCAAATGGCTAGCCGAACACAGTCACAAAAAATCATTGCGCGACGATCATTCGCGTTTGCGCTGGCTGGATCAGCATTGCCGGGGCGTTTATCTCGATACGATGGATCGGGAATTCATCGATGCGGTGCTGGATGCCAAAGCAGCGGATGGAGTCAGCGGCGCGACAGTCAACCGGCATGCGGCCTTACTGCGCTCGGTGCTGCGATCTGCCTGGTGCGATTGGGGTTGGATCGATATGCCCGCCCGCGTACGGATGCGACAGGAAACCGAAGGCTGTGTGGTCTGGATGACGCGGGAAGAGACGGATATGCTACTCGAAGAACTGCATCAGACCGCCCGACATCAGGAAGATGCGGTGCTATTCACGCTCAACACCGGCCTGCGCGAACAGAATGTATGCCAACTGCGCTGGGATCAGATCAACATGGAAAAGCAGGCGATGTATATCTACAAAACCAAAAACGGCAGATCACTGGGCACCCCGCTCAATGCCGATGCCATGGAAATACTACACAGTCGCGCCGGCCTAAACGCGGAGTTTGTGTTCACATGGCGCGGCAAAAACCTGTCTCGATTCAACAACACGGCATGGCGAAACGCCCTGCAACGAACGCTGGAACGCATCAAAAAAGCCAACGGCGGACACCTGCCAGAACGCTTGGAACACTTCAATTGGCACAGCCTGCGGCACACCTGGGCAACATGGATGGCACAAGCCGACTGCCCCATGGAAACCCTGCAAAAGCTAGGCGGCTGGCGCAACATGGCCATGGTCATGCGCTACGCCCATTTCAGCACCGGCCATTTAGCCCGCTACGCCCAACTAACCGCCCGCAAACGCCCCAACCTCAAGGCCGTCATCTAGCCCAAGTCGGGGCACAGTTAAGGCACAGTTCCAACCAAAAGCGGCCAGTGCCAAAAGCACCAGCCGCCATAAATTACCACAATCATTACCTTTTTTCTGGTGCGCCCAGATGGACTCGAACCATCGGCCCACGGATTAAAAGAACTGTCCGTTGGGTTGTGTTTGGGGCTATTTACCAAAACCTGAGAATTGCCGGTTATTATTTCAAATTCAAAAACCTTTTGTTTGTACCATTCCCGAAAAAACCTACGGCACAGTTAGGGCACAGTCAATTCGTGCTGAATTGTGCCTGTTGCTCGCTGAAAATTGGAGATGTTTATGCGTTGGTTTAAACACGTCACAACTGCTGCGCAGGATCAGAAAATAATGGCTGTGATCCAGGAGTCTGGGGTCGAAGGATATGGCATTTATTTCATGCTTTTGGAGATTGTGGGGAGGCAGTTGGATAAAAAGAATGAAGTTTCTTTGAAATATTCTGCAAAACTTTGGGCAAATAGTTTATACATTTCTGCACAGAAAGTGCGAAGAAACTTCAAACTCTTTGCAGAAAAAGATTTAATAAAGTTGGAAGTTTCTCAAATAAAAAACCAGTTTTTTTACCGGGTCGAAATTCCTAACTTATTGAAATATAGGGATGAATTTACAAGAAGGGGTGAAAAAAGTCCGGAGTCACTACCGATTAACTCCCGTTCTGAATCGGGAGTCATTACGGATTCCCTCGCAGGCGCGCGCGTTCAGAGTTCAGAAGTACAGATACTGAACACTGAACATAAGGGCGATCAGTGTTCAGTAGGTAGTGGTTTACCGTGCGATGATCCCGTGCTTCAACTGATCGCTGATTACCACCAATTTGTGCCTTCAGCAAAGGCAGTGGATTTCAATTTTGCAAAGAATCATCCAAGTCTGAAAAGCAAGATCAAAAACGTCACCGAGAATATACCCCGTGATGATTGGGTGGCTCTCTTCAAAAAAGCGGAAGCCAGTGCATTTTTGACCGGCAGAAAAACAGCACCGGATGGCCGGCACTTCAAGGGGCTGTCACTGGGATGGTTGTTATCGCCAAAAATTATCGAGGCGGTGATGTCCGGACGGTATAAAGACCGAACAGCGGATATGGCGCAAGGCGGCATTGATGGCTGGTACGAAAATCAAACTGCGGTAGAGGGTGAGGTGGTCAATGGTTGATGCTGATAAAAAAAGATTCTGCGATATTTTGAAGGCGGCGTTTGAGGTGTATGGCAAGGCACCATCTGAGGCTGCGGTGAATTTGTGGTGGCATTGTCTGCTCAAGTTTTCAATCGATCAGGTGTCTGCTGGCGTGGCTGCACATATCTCATGCCCTGATCGTGGGCAGTATTCACCAAAGCCAGCGGATGTGATTGCGAAAATATCCGGCGATCGGAATGAACGGAAGGATGCCGGCGAATATGCCTGGGCACGCGTGATGGATGCGATGGGTAGCCACGGCACATATCAGTCGGTCGCGTTTGATGATCCGGCGATTCATTACGCCATCGAGGTGGCGTTCGGTGATTGGATGCGTTTGGGCAAAGTGGATGTGGACTCACCGTTTCCGCGCAAGGAATTCTGCGCGGCTTATGCGGCCTATCGTCCAGGCAACGGACACTTGAAATATCTGCCCGGCATTTTGGAGCGCGACAATTCAGCCGGAGGGCATGGCGAGTGGGTTCCTGATGTCGTATTCATCGGAGAAAAAACCAAAGCCAAAGCGGTGATGATGTCCGGACGCGAAGGCATCGGATCACCGGCACCCATCGCAGCGACAGCTATCATGGCCAATCTCGCAAGCATCACAAAGGGCGGCCAGACAGACCATTTGGCAGGGCGGAGGGAGTTGGCATGACCATGCTTTTTTCACCTGCCTATATGGCGAGAATGGTAATAATGTTCTGTAGTTACACCACTTTCAGGATGCTAGACTCTAAGCAATTGTTGCTGACATTACTCAATTCAACACCATGCGCCACGCTATGTCGCATCTATACGGTTTTTTGGCAACGAAAAACCAAATTTGAGTATCGGAACATCGAAACTCCGGAACCATTGGACACTGTAACCCACCAATATCATTACACTTTAAGGGATACACTCCACCCATTGGCACTATCCACCCCCCACCCCCCCCTAAAAGCTCAGCCAGACGGGCACCACCTCCCACATTACCTCGCTCTCAAAAAATGGCCGATTTTCGCATTTCGGTTTTGCGGCTGCGCCGCATGAGTCACTTCACCTGGACGGCAGACCACGCCAAAGCATTCACCGACTACCATGTGATCACCAAAGGTTGCAGCACCACCGCAGCCGAGAAATATTGTCGCATCACCCGCCTGTTTTTCGCTTGGGTGAACGATGAAGGCTTGCCCCTCACCCGCGACACCGTCGAAGCCTGGATGAAGCACCTCGCCCTGCACTGCAACAACCGATCCAACGCCACCCGCGCCAGCCGCCTCTCATCGCTGCGCACCGTTTGTGGCTGGCTGGTTGACCACGGCCATCTGCCGTCCAACCCGTGCGACGATGTCCCCACCCCGAAATTCAGCCGCAAGGCCGCGCAAAAATTCAGCCCCCGCGAATTGATGCTGCTTTTTACCGAATCCGACCAGAAAAACGACACCGCCCTGCGCGACCGCTGCCTGCTAATTCTCTTCTACGCCACCGGCATCCGCCGCCAAGAAATGGCCACCCTGACGATGGACAGAGTCACCCTCGCCACCCGCACCGGTCGCGTTCACATCATCGGCAAAGGTGCGAAGCATCGCGTCATCCCGTTTGAAGGCCCTATCGTCCCGCTGCTCAAGACCTGGCTAATCGTCCGCGCCAATCACGCCCAGCCTGACGAACCCGCGCTATTCACCTCCATGCACGGCAACCGCCACGGCAGCAGTGGCCGCGCCCTGGGCAATTCCGGCCTGCACGCCGTCATCAAACGCACCGCCGAGCGCGTCGGCCTCGTCACCACCGGCGTATTCCTGCACAAACTCCGCAGCACCTACGCCACCGACATGTACGACGAGGGCATAGACGTTGGCGCGATCCGCCTGTTGATGGGTCACGCCAACGAAGCGACCACCTGGGGCTACATCGCCATTTCCGACCGCCATTTGCAACGCTCCCGCATCCCCACATCCCGCTGGGCAAAACTGGGGGTCACATCATGAGTTAAAATATTTCACCGCAGAGGAACACAGAGGAAAAACTAAAAACAAGGAGATAAATAATGCACTGTGAAACGAACCACCTGATATCCTTAAAAACAATGGATGAGGTTATAAGCGCGATGGATTCTGGCTATGAACCAATCCCTGATCACCTACAGCACGCAGCTAGGCGCACTCTGAACGGCGAGGAGTCTGTCACAATCAGCAAGACTTCCGGCGGCAAATTATCAAGGTTTGCAGCAGCAAAACGAAAAGCGAAAAGGATAAAGGCTCGAAAAGCAGCCAACAAAGCGCGTGCCTTAAACGCAAGGCGGCGCTGATTATGGGACTGTCACCTGCTGATAAGATCGTGTCGGAGAATCTCAAAGATATAGCTGATGATTTGACCTTAAAGCTGAAAGATTTAACCGGGGAAGATATGCAATTCAGTCTGTGTGTTTTCAACCCAGTGGCTGGTTCACGCATCAACTACATTTCAAATTGCCGCCGTGACGATGTAGCGAATTGCTGGAGAAGCATGCTCAGAGGCTGGGATGATGGCATGCCAGATATTCCCGCACACGAACTGACATGATTGATTTTGATTTACTCTGTGAAACTCTGTGTACTCTGTGGTGAAAATATTTTGACTGTGACTAAAATCCCCCCCACCGATGTTGCCACCTTGCTTGCCTCGTCGGATTCTGATTCTGAGTTGGTATTGCTCGGTCAGATTCTCGGCCCCGAGACGCTCAAGGTGGTGCTGGACACGCTCGCTGGTCAGCGCGGTTGCGAGACGTATATCCCCAGCTTCGAGAATTTCATCATGGCCTTGACCCGACCCCACCGCGATGCCGAAATCTGCCGCCGCTACGATGGCACCAACACCAGCCAACTCGCCATCGAATACAATCTCAAACCGCGCCGCATCCAGCAGATCGTATCCGCACAGAAAACCACGAGGGAGAACGCATGACCGCCAAAAAAACCACCCCGCACAAAAAGCCCGGTCGCCCGGCTGGCAAGCCGTTGTCTGAGGCGGAACTTGCCCAGCGTCGCGCCGCTGCGGTTGAGGCGAACAAAAACAAGACCGGCCCCATCACCGAAAAGGGCAAGGCCATCTGTGGCATGAATGCATGGAAAACCGGCCAGTCCGCCCGCTCCGTGCGCGCTTCGATGGTCGGCAAACCGTGCAAATCCACCTGCCCGAAATATCCATGTGTGTTTGTCGAGGCCGACAAAACCCAGCCCGGCGGCAAATGTCTGGATGTGGGCGATTGGAACATTGTCGAAGAATCCACCGAGGCCATCATCGCCGCCCAGAATGGCGACATGGGCAAAATGCAGGGCTTGGCGGCCATGCTGATGGGCATGAATATCTCGGTGATTCAGCAGATGTTCGCCGATATTCAGGCGCGCGGCACATGGATCTCCACCGACCTGATCAACAAGGACGGCGAAGTGATCGGCCAAAAAGAAGTCGAGAACCCGCAAATCGCCACCATGATGAAGCTGATGAGTTCGCTCGGCATCAACCTGCCCGAATTTCTGGCCACCCCCCAATCCATCGCCAAAGCCACCGTGGACGATGCCCAACAACAGACCGCCGCCGAATTCACCCGCCAGATTTCGCGGCTATTGCCCGATTCCATGCAAGTCCCGGCCTTTGACGAGTCCGAAATCACCGATGCAGAGGTAGTGAAAGATGAATAATCCAACCGAAAACCATCATCCACGAATGACACGAATTAGCACGAATAGTTCAAGCCCATCCGCTGCTGTTTCATTCGTGTTCATTCGTGTAATTCGTGGACAAAGATTATGACTGACACCTACACCACCACGCTCGAAGCGATGAAGGCGAAAGGGCAGGTCATGGATGTGCTGCCGATTCTGGATGATGACATGGCGCAGCGCGTGCTGATCGCCTGGCCGCGTATCACCATCACGCGCACGCCCACCAGCGACCCCATGCCCGAAGGCGACAACACCATCTGGCACTGGCTCTGGCTGGGCATCGATTACAATGCCGAAGAACTCGCCGCCGTAGTCGGTTTCCAATCCAAGCGCGTCCGCCTCAAAGTCGATCAACTCAAAGGCAACCGCCTGATTTTCCCCGATGGCACGATTTCCGAATACGCCGAAAAAGTACTGACCGCCAAAACCCACGAAGCCATCCGGCAGATGAAAGGGTGATGCAAATGGAGAATTGTGAAACGCCCGAATCCATGCTGGATGATCTCCTGTCCTGTGACATTGATGCCCTGCTGTGCGAAGATACCGCCGCCATTGATCGCCGCGATTCCGATGAGTTGGTTGATGAAGCAGAAAAGCGCGGTGATATTGCCCGCCGCAAGGCCGAATCATCGCGTGTTTCCTTCCATCGCCAGAAATGCGCCCAGATTTCCGCATTCGCAGACATCGGCCTGCCCGAACCTGGCGAAATGATCACAGCCATCACCACAGGCAGTTTCAATGCCTACACCATCGTCCTTCACGCCATCGCGCAGTTCAACAGCCTGCAATCGCTCGCCCTGGCCTCATTCAACATGCATCAGGATGTCA